AATAGGTGATCTCTTCGTACGACTCAGCGGTGACGCTGACCGAAACGAAACCCTTCGAGCTGCCGCGGTCGTCGACCTTGGTGATGACGCCGGAGAAGGAAACCGAAGCGGAGCCGCCCGGGTAAGCCGACGCGGTCTTCGCGGTGAAGGAAAGAGTGGCGCCGAGCTGCGGGACGGACGTGAGTTTCGCCACGCCCTCGACGGTGATCTCGGAGCGGCGGTCGTCGTAACGGGCAGTCACGGTCAGGCCGGACTCATTGACCACCGTGCCGGTGTTGTTGAATCCAGAGCTGACCGAGTAGCTCTGCACAAAGAGGGAGGCAACCTGGCCGGCGCCGATTCCGTAGAGGCAGACTACGCCTTTGTTTACTTCGCTCATCTTACTCCTGCTTTAATTGGCAACCTACTCAGGGTCTAGGCAGGTGAGCACGTCGAAGGCGAAGGAGGTCGCCCAGGAGCGTTCGTCAATGCCCTCGTCCTCGGAGCGATAGGTCACGTCGTAGCACAGGGCCGCGCCGCTCGTGGCCGCGAAGGCAGCCTGGATAAGGTCGAGGCTCTTCATGCAGTCCGACAGGGCGGCGCAGCGCTCGCGGTGGACGGCCAGAGTGGTGTCGTCGGCGTTCGAGAACAGGGTGACGCGGACGGAGCATTCGTAATTGCCGAGGCCCTCGGGGAGGTCGCCAGGGGCCCGGGCCGAGTCGCAGAGCACGACCGCCTTGGGCAGGGTCTGCGTCACGGCGCTGTCGCCCGTCAGGATCTGGACGCCGGCAAGCCCGGTCTGCGTAGAAAGATAGGTCGCGAGGGTCGACTCGACGACGTGGCGGATGGAGTTGGACATGGTTATTTCTTGTTAAACTTGTTCACGGGTTTCTTCATGCGGTGACGCATCATGGCGGGCATCTGCTTGACACGGTTGCCGTAGACTAGGCCAAGGACTCCCGCCTCGTCGGCGATGCCGTTGATGTTGCCTAGGGTGTTGGTCACGGCGATTTCTGCGATCTTGTCGGTGAAGGCGGTCACACTACGGCCGGCCACGCCAGAATGCGAGGTAATCCAAGTTGCCTTGCGCAGCTCGGCGCCAGGTTCGCCCTGCTGGCCGTTCATGTCCTTAGGACGAGGGAGACTGGCCATTCCCTTTGCCCAGCCAGATTTGACCGCGCCGACCATCTTCTGCCGGGCCTCAATATATTCCTTAAGCTCGTTCTTATCCTGCACGAGTAACTTGGCAGAGATGGCACGTTGCCCTTTCTTTATGCGTCCGCCGAAGCGGCTCTTGACCTGGTTATGAATGGGCCTGAGGTCACGCACAAAGCCGGGCGTTCCGTATTCGCTTTTAACAGGGTTAGCCCTGTTCAGGAAGTTCTTGGCCTTGGCGAAGGCCCGCTGCTTGTCGGCGTCCGCCGCGATCTTCGAGAGGACGCTGCGCTGGCCCAGCATGCCGGAGAGTTTGCCGCCGTCGGTCAGGCGGGTGAACATGCCGAAGTCTCCCGTCTTCACGGCGAACGCCATTTGGTTGACGATGTTTCCAGCGACCCCCCTTTCCGAGGAGTCGTTTGCGGCCACGAAGATTTTGGAGATGTCGCCCGCAACCGCCCTCAAGCCGGCCTTCTTTGCGCCAGGGCTCAGGCCGTTGCCCCCGCCGCGGGGAAGGGGAGGGGTGAACTTGGCCGCATCCTGACAGGCAAGCATGCCCTGCTCGAGGACGGCGTCGCGCATGGTAATCTTCATCCCAGCTGCGAACTGGCGGCAGGCCTCCACGAACTCCGCAAGGGACTTGGGCTCGATGGAGACCTTCGAGGGCATTACTGGTTGTCGTCGATGACGACGAGCGTGACCCATGCCGACCCGGGCTTATAGGTCTGGGTCGTGATGCGGACGGTCTTCCCGCCGGCCACGATCTTCTTGCCCTGGGCGAGCGAGGCGATGGGGACGCCGCCGACGATGATGGCCGTGGATGCCCCCGTAGACCCGTCTGGGAGGCTCCAGGAGGCGTTTGCGGCGGGGATGCGGACGTTGTACTGGGTTCGCTCCATATAGCCCCCAGACTCGAGCACGGTCTGCACGGCGGGGTCGGAGATGAGGCAAGCGAATGTAATCGCCCCAGAGTTGGCCGAACCGGGCACGGAAAAATCGGCGCACATCTCCTTCGCGTCGGGCAGGAACTCAGCGTACAAACTCATAACCCTGCGGCCATTGGCAAACAGGCACAAAAAAGGGGCCCCTTGCGGAGCCCCTTCGATTCCGTTGTCAGACCGCTTAGGCGGCGGTGACGTAGCGGACGAGGGAGGTCGAACGGCCCTTGTTGGCGCCGACGAGGATCTGAGCGATGCAGCGGATGTTGCCCGTCTCAGCCTGACCGACGAGAACCTGGACGGAGAGACCAGACTCGGCGGTGGCGACGCTGGAGGTGAAGCCAGCGATCTCGGCCATCGGGATACCGGTGGCGACGAGGAGCGAGTCCGGGCCCATGGCCACGCCCGCGAGGTTCTCGATGGCGGGGATCTGGTTCCACTGGTAGATGTCCATGCCGGCGACCTGACCGACGGAGCCCGTGGTGACCACGGCGTTGGCGGCCGGGTTCAGGGAGCCGTAGATCTTGGCGTCGTTACGGAGGGCCTTGAGGTAACCGTTGCCCGCGAGGAAGGAGCGGGGCTGGCCGGCCTTGGCGGTGTCGAGGAGGAACTGAGCGTTCACGACGTCGTCATAACCGAAGTCATTGAGGGCGACGATCTCTTCGGTGGCGAAGTTGGCGGTCGTGAAGACGGAACCGATTTCGGCCCAGGTCTTGTCGACGATGGCCTGAGCGGCGGTCTTCGCGTAAGCGTTGATGAGGTACTGCATGCCGTACTCCTGGATGTCCAGGGGGCTGAACTCGTCGACGTACTTGAAATGCTTCAGGGTGACCGAGGAGGAGGTCATCTCGGCGCCGTCCACGTCGGACAGGTTGTTCGAGACCTTGTTGAACTCCGAAGCCGTGCCAGCGCCCATGATCGGGACGAAGACGGTCTTGCCAGCGCGGCCGACGGAGGCCGAGAGGTTGACGGAGACGTTGTTGAGGATGGGCAGCTTGCCGGCGACGGTCTGGACGATGTAGTCAGACAGGATAGCCGGGGCGGTAGGGAGGACAGTAGCCATAGGTATGTGTTAGGGAGTGAGGGTTAGAGGGAAATGAGAGCGGCCTTGTGCGCGTTGAAGAACGCGATGCGGGCCTGACCAGCAGGGAGAGCGAGGTAAGCGGCCTTGATGTCGGCGTTGCTCATCTTCGCGGGCGAGTCGCCCTTCGGGAGTTCGACCGGCTCGGTGCCGAAGGAGGCGACGATCTTCGCGGCTTCCTTCGAGGCGCTGACCTGGACGGCTTCGAGCTCGGCGACCTTGGCCTTCAGCTCAGAGGCTTCCTTTGCGGAGGCTTCCAGGGCGGCGGTAAGTTCGGCGACCTTGGAGGACGACGCGGCGGCTTCCACCTTGAGGGACTCCAGCTCGGCGGAGGCGCCGACGGTCATCTTCTCCACGGTGGTGCGGAGGTCGTCGCGTTCAGCGGTAAGGCCCGCAAGCGAGGCGGCGGCCTGGACGAGTTGCTCTTCGATGGTCATGCTAGTCCTGCGGAAATTGGCAACCTTGGCCGAGGGCTCGACCGCCTCTTCGACCTCGTCTTCGACTTCCTCTTCGGACTCTTCGACCACCTCAGGCACATCCTCGGGGGCCATCACTTCGACGCCCAGGGCGGCCACGGCCTCGCGGCTGTCGGCGCGGTTGTCGATGAACAGGTCGACGCGCTCGCCCTTGTCCAGGCGTTCCTTGATGACGCGGGCCTTGAACACCGGCGCCTCTTCGGAGCCGTCGTTCATGATCAGTTCCTGATACTCCAGACCAGTGGCGGCGAGGTCGGCCACGGTCTTCTCGCGGTCAGACTCCGGGCGGTTGGTCAGTACGACCACCTCTTCGGCGGTCTCGTCGATGTAGTCGATGACGCGCTCGACGGGCTGGCCGTCTTTCAGGATCGTGTCGTCGATGTCAGTGAAGATGCGGGGCATAGGTTTTAGAATGAGGCGAGGGCCTTGGAGAAGGAGTCGGCGAGACCCGTGACGAGGCCCTGGGCGGCGGCCTGCTTGCCGGAGAATACCTGACCGCGGAGGGCGGAGTCGGCGACCATCTTGCGCTTGGCACGGATGGCGGCCTTGAAGTCCTCATGGATGCCGTCGACCGAAGCCTGAAGGTCGGCCATCTGCTCGTCAGAGAGGGACGTGCCCTCGATGCCGGCGCCCTTCAGCGGGGAGCCCGAGGACTTGATGACGACCATGCGGACGCCCGAGGCCTCGTAGAGTTTCGACATGTCAGGGATGGCCATGTAGACGCCCACGCTGCCGACGGTGGCCGAGGGGGAGGCGACGACGCGGTCGGCCTGAGAGCCAAGCCAGTAAGCAGCCGATGCCATCTCGCTGTCGGTATAAGCCATGGTCGGCTTCTTGAGGTCGCGAATCTTGTTCGCCAGTTCCTCGACGCCGGTGACCGTGCCGCCAGGGGAGGAGATGTTGAAGGCAATTTTCTCGACCGCAGGGTCGGAGGCCATCGCGTCGACCGTAGCCGAGATTTCGTTAACGTCGGCGACGCCCATCATTCGCTCCAGGGGACTGACGCCCTTTCCGATCGGGCCGGCAATCGGGATGACGCCCACGCCGTCGACGATGTACGGCGCAGGGGCCACGCCGAAGATCTGGGCGAGCATGTCGGAGAAGCCGAACTTGTCGGCCATGACCGCGAAGTCTTGGGCCTTGGACGGGTCGATGAGCATCGGCTCACGGCCCTTGAGTGCATGGGAGAGGAAGCGGGTCATTTCTTTTCGTTAAGGTTGGTGCCGGGGAGCGGTTCAGCCTGGTCGACTTGGGCGACCGTGCCGAGCGGGGTGTTCGTCGGGCGGAAGAGCAGCTCGAACGGGATGCCGTACTGTCGGGCTAGGTTCTGGATGTGCGCCATGTCGGCGGCTCGCTTCTCCATCTCGGAGCGGAAGTCTAGGCCGCGCTGGCCGTAGAGCTCAGACATGGACATGAGGCCCATCTCGATGTCTGCCCGGTCATTCGCGGCCTCACGGCCTGCGTCGACGGTCACGGACTTGGGTGTCGTCCAGGAGGCAGACCACCAGCGGGGGTCGTCAGGGATCTCGCCCTTGGCGATGCCGTCGGCGATGATGTATTCCCAAGTAGGCTGACAGAAGGCCTCGATAATTACATTCTGATATTTCCCGAATACACGCGCCGATTTAGCGGTGACCAGACGCACCCCTGCGCCGCCGGCGGCGGTGACGTCCTTCACGAACTCGTAAGGGAGCACGGAGCAAATGTCTTTCTCCAGCGCCGCAAGAAATCCGACGAACGTGCTGTTCGGGCGCTTGCTCTCGAAGGACTCGAAAGAGTCGGAGGCCTCGAGCACGATGGCCTTGCCGCCCATCTGGCTGGCGATGTTCTCGGCGGAGTTGTGGTTCGACGCGATCTCGGAGGCCGCATCGTCGTCGAGGAAGCCTGACCCCTTCTTGATTACACGAGTCGTATCCCCGTTGTCTTTCACTGCACGTCGCTCCAATTCCAGGATTTCCTTTACGTCCTGGATACTCGAGAGGCTAGACTGAAGCACTGGTACGCCGCGAGAGCCGGAGGTCGTCTCGGTGTCGATGACGTGCATCACGGACTGGGCCTCAATCTTCTTCGAGGAGCCGTCGGCCTTGTACACGTTGTAGTAAATCGGCTCGTAGTACTTGCCAAAGCCGATGCCGTCCCAGCAATCGGCAGGGGTGTCGGCGTCGGTAGGGTCGCCCACGCGGTGGGCCTCGATGGTCTGGATCTGCGCGCGGTCGCCGTTGACGACCTTCAGGGCGAAGGCGTCGCCGTCACGGATGAGCGCACGGATGAGGATGGACTGACACTGGTAGAAGGACTTGCCGGAGACGTCGATGCGCTTGGCCTGGCGGGCGAAATACTCCTCGTAAAGGCGGGAAGTCTCCGGGTTGTCTGCGTGGGCCTGCGGCTTGATGCCGTCGCCGACGACGTAGATGCAGAGGTCGTTCAGGATCTGGCGGAAAAGGGCGGACTCACGCTCGGCCCATCGGCACTTCTTGACCATCTCGTTGCGATCCCAGGGCGAGAGGTCGCGACGCATGTCGTCCGGCTGCGGAGCGTAGATGACGCGGCGGGCGTACGTCTGGACGGTCGAGCCCCACTGGTTACCGCTGTACTGATTGTTGAACGTGGCCCCGTTCGACGCGGCCTGAGGCGCGGTCGTCTGCTTCTTCCTCGCGGAAGGCTTGGCGGGCTTCGTGTCTTTCTTGCGGGGGGCCATAGATTATTCGTAACGATTGTCCCAGCGGGAGTAAATCATCGTGTTACGGCGACCATACTTGCGCGGGTCGAGGCGGGACAGGGCAAACATCGCTTCGTTAAGCATCTCCTTAGGAGGCAAAGCGAACTGCTTGGTGGCCGAGGAGCCGGAGTCGGAGTAGGACATCAGGGTCTTGCCGTCCATGATTAGCGAAAGGGCCTTCGCCTTGAGGTCGAGAAGCTCGCATTCCGTCAGGCCGATGAAGATACCTTGTGCCATTTAATCTTGCGGTAATTGGCAACGGAGGGGGCGGCGACGCCCATATCCACGCCACGAGCTCTTCTTCCCGCAACTATCGGCGCCGCCGCTTAGGTGAAGTGTCCCCGAGTTCACGCGGAAGGCAAGTCGGTTTCGGTTGTTTCCTTCCCGACGATGCCCCAACGGACGGCGGCCAGGAGGCCGAGAAGTTCGCAGTCGAAAGCATGGTTATCCTTCTTGCCCTGAGGGAGCAGCCACTGGGGCTTCCCGGTGCGCCTATCCTTCACGCGGACTTCGGCGTTCATCTGGTCGACGTAGTCCTGACCAGCGTCGAGGGAATAGGTGAATACTTTCCGAGAGCGTAGGCCGTGCAGAAGGTCTTTGCCGGCGAGGTTCGACCAGACGATCAGGACGGCCCGCGCCTGAAGACCGGGCACCATGATGGCCTGTTTATCGGAGTAGAATCGGCGGGTGGTCTTACCGTCCTTAGTCGTGACCGAGAAGTCTTCGTTGCCCGACCCCTTCGCACACTTCCAGCCGCGGGCCGCGGTCTGCCGATATACGTCCGTAGCCTGGTCACCCGAGTCGACCATGACCATGGCCTGATGCACGCCGTGCTTTTTGACGAAGGCCTCGAGGTCGTTCCATGTGTCAATCTTCGCGAAGGCCTTGAGCCGGCTATGCCCGGTGCGACTCCACCGGCGGATGGCACAATAAAAGAAACCTCGCTGCACGTCGATGCCAGCAGTCCGAAAAGGAAAGGAGCCTTCGGGTGCTCCCTCGCGGTCGACGACCCTGCCCTTCGGCGTGATGACTGACTCGCCTTCCCAGTCGTCGGTCATGTTGTAGTTGGCGGCCTGGGCGATGTTCACGATCTCCCCGCCCTCTTCGGCCCAGCTAAGAGCCAGACGCTTCTGCTTGAATTGGCGACGACCGTCCTCGTCTCCGTAGATGTCCGCGGCCTCCTTCGCCTTGATCATCATCACGGCCAGCTCGCCCCAGCTCATCGTCGCAAGGCTGTTCCAGTGAAGCCCGATGTGCCCGGAGTTAGCGGCCGATGCCGTCGCGACAAAGGCGCCGCGTCGGTTCGCCTCGAGGCGCGTGGCGTTGTTGTCGGGCAGTCGCTCCTGACAGCCGGCGCATTCGTAAGTCGTGCCGGTGCTGACCTTCTGCAAATCCCATGTTCCTGTCTGCTTTGCCTCGTCCGGGAACCTGACCTGTTCCCATACCCAGGGCTGGAGCGTGTCGCATCGGACACACCTGAAGTTCCAATCACGCTGATCGGTCGTCTCGTGCAGCTGATGGAACTCCTGCCCGGCC